TTTTGCTCCGTTCTTATTGTCGTAACTTACGTTTGTTAATTTACCACCACCAATTGATATAACATCTGCCGATGAATGTGTAGCTTGATAGCCATACATAACGTCACCAGTTTTTCGTAAGTTAGCTCTGTTTTGATTTAAGTCATTCATTAAACCACTTGCGTTTTCCATATCAATAGTAAAGTTTTTGCCTACTACTTTTGAATACTCTCTGGAAATAGAACCAAACCTAACAACTCTTCCAGAAAAATCTGAGTTGTTGTATGTAAATCTTTTAACTACTGATGATGGATTTGTGCTTTGGTTTTTGCTTATAAATAAAGAACTAGCGTCATGACCAATATAAGCCATACTAAAACTTTCAGTTACATTTACATTGCCTAAAGCTGCTTCAAAATCTAAACCATTAATTATTATATTAGTTCTTATGTTGATGTCGCCAACAAGAGATTCAAAATCTAACCCATTGACTGTTATTGCTTCAATAGAAGTAGCTAGGGTTGGTCTCCCAATCTCTGATTGAAAATCTAGCCCCTGTATATATATGCTTGTATCAGCTAAATGATAGTAAAAAGTTTGTCTTTGATGTGAACGTCCATAACTTCCAAGTGCCATAGAGGTTATTATATCCTATAATTAGAATGTTGTAATTTCAAATGGTGGGGACAATGTAGTGCCAGAGCTTAAAACAATCGTAATTGAATATCCTTTATTAGTATGCATTGGTGGTTGAAAAAACATTGGGTCTGCTTGTACTCCTTCAAAAGCATCTGAAGTTACAACTTTTGTACCAGAAGCAACTATTGTTGTATTGCCAATGTTTATAGCAATTTTTGTGTCTGCTGACATTGGTGTCAAGTCTATAAGTGCAGAATATACACCTGCAACGGCACTAGAATAAATTAAAGTGCTCCCTGATAAACCAGTTGCACCAGTTTTTACAACAGTTTGTCCCATTAGTCTTTATCTCCTAATAAACTATTATCCCATATTTCTCTTAACTCTTCTACTGTCTCAGCGTTTTCTATTTCTGGTTTTTGAGGAAAGTTTCTAAGCTTGTTCTTAGTTTCCACAACTACCGATGTATCGGCATTTTGTTCGTTAAGCCTTATATACTCTATATCTAATTGTTCTAAAATTGGTTGTCTTGCTAGTCTTATTTTGTTTCTCCAAATATCTCTAGCTTTTTTCATATCATGTTTTATCAATCTGCTACTCCTGTATCGAGGTAGTCGTCTGGGCAAGTCCAAGCATCTCTAAACTCATCCCATACTGGTAATTCTTCAGCAGGTATAATTTTGTATTTTTTTCCAGAGGGTAAATCTTTTTTTGCAATCTCGTCTACTGATAAACCACAATTGTAAGAAGGATGAGTAACTTGTAAAACACCATCATCATTTTTCCATATAATTAAATCACTCATTTATAACTCCACCTTCTTCTACCCATTTCAAGACTGCTCGGTAATCTTTGTTTAATTCATTGATAGGCACAGCAGATAATTTACCATCGCTGTAGCTAACGATAAGCTCATTCAGTCTTTCTTCTGTAAACCCATCATATTGATAACTAACTTCTACTATTGTTACACTCATAATTCTGCTTCTGCTATATAGGCGAAATAATATCCATTACCTGTTACGAAAGCTGCCGTTTTAAAGGTAAATAAGAAACCAAAATCTGTCAAATGTTGAGCTACCACTCCTGTGGTTTTTTGAGCATCATGTATTCGATAAACTGCTCCTGCTGTCCCATCTTGATGATATACAGTATATGTCGGGGTTGTGCGTTTACGGTTTCTTAATTGTCTACCCGGCAAGTTATTTGTAGCTCCACCAAATGATGTTGCTCCAATACCCATAACAGCTAATTGCCCTTGATACTGTCCAGTCGTTCCCCAAGTCATTGAAGTTTCATAATATCTTAAACATTCATTCTCAGTTGTATTAAAACTTTTTCTTTGATAAGCTCCTGCTGTTGCTCCTTTATTAAGTTGCACATCAGTTATAAGCAAATCTTCATTAAGTGCAGTTCCAGTTACATTGCTCCAAATAAAAACTGCAATGTTTTTTGCACCAGATGTATCTATATCTACATTTTCTATTTTATATTCTGCCCAAGAAGTCGTTACATTCAAATCAGCAGGTGTATTTTCATAAGTCCACGAAGTAGCTAAAGTGGGATTAGTTCCTTCTGCTTCCCAAGCACTTACTATATCACTTGTTACACCATCTTCTGTTCCACTCCAAGAAACAATTGCTGCTCTTACATCATCTAAATTAGTTGTTGCACTAACCTTTAGTTTGAGGGAAAGACTTACAGTTTCTCCAATCATATCATGACAATTTATACCTTCTATTATTTGAACTATACCAAATTTTTTATTTATTGTTTCAACTTCTAGTTGACAAGCTTTACCACTTCCACCTTCAGGTGAATCTGAAACTCTTGCAACATCTACTATGTCATCTCCATCACTTAATAAAACCCATCTATCACAAATATATTTATCATCACTATTAATAGTCGCTGTAGAGCCTGCGTTTATTGTTGTTCCTCTTTGCCATATTAGGAAGTCGCCATTAATTATTGGATTGTAAGGAACTATTGTTGAAGTTGATGCTGGAGCTGCGAATGTGCTATCTCCTCTTAGAAATGTGTTTGAGTCTGCTGTACCACTTCCTAGTCTAGCTGTTGGTACTGTTCCAGAAGATAAGTTACCTGCTGTTAAGTTTGTAAGTGCACTCCCGTTTGCTGCTGGTAGCGTTGCTGGAAATCTAGCATCTGGTATTGTTCCTGCTGTAAGTTTGACTGCAGATATATCTGTACCTAGTTTGGCATTTGTTACGTTAGCATCAAGAATCGTTGCTGTAATAATCTCGTTATCGCCAATTTTTTCAGATTCTACTGCATCATCTTTTATTTTTGCAGTTGTGATTGCACTATCAAGAATGTCATTCGTGCTGACTCTTCCATTTTGTATTGCCAAGCTACACCTTTAAAATGAATGGGTCTGCATTAGGGAACGTAACATTAATTGTTCCACCATCAGGACTTAACGGAAACCCACTACCACTTGATTGGATTGCTATTAAAGGACTTGTTGATGAGTTAGCTGTGGCAACGAAATAGATTACTGCATTTATTGGTGCTCCACTTACTGATGGTATAGCTAAATCATCAGCATTAACTCTTCCTGAGCTAACTGCTACATTTGAAAGTGAATAAACAGCTACTTGTGCTACTGCTGGTACATTTGCTCTTGTTGTATGTGCTGCTGAGAATACATAGCCACTAGCAACATTAGCAGTTGTGTTAACGAGCAATGCTCCTATAGTAACAGAAGCTAAGTTCGCACTTCCTACTGCTATATAGTTTCTAAAGCTGTCATAAATATGTCCCATCTATGCTCCTAGTTTGTTAAATCAAACGTGTATCCAATTACAGAACAATATGTATCTGTTTTAGCGTTTGTGCTTTGAACTCTTATGCTATAACTTTGTGGTAAAACTATATTTGGAGACATGTTTAAAATGTGACTTCCTGTTGCTGCTGCATTTAGATGTATATTCATTATTGTATGTTCTAATGCACCACTTGCGTTATATAGTTTAACTGCATGTGTGCCACTATGTGCTGCTGTGTTGTATGCTTGTATGCTAATGTTGGTGCAATAAAAGTTTTTGCCACCCCACGTTGAAGCTATTTCTATAGCGTTTGTCGCATTTGCTGCTGATATTTTATAAGTTCCTTTTGCTGCGTTCATATTTTTATTTTACCTCTATATTGTTTCTATTACAAGTGAGCCTTCATATCGTTGTCTAAAGTAAGGCTCAACAAATTTTGTTATTGTATCTTTCTTACCTACTATTCTAACAGCGTAATAACTGTTAGCAAAAGAATCATCTTCTATGTATCTCAAATCTGCTGCTGTTGACCACCATGAGTTAATGTGTGAGACATCACTTGAACCAACATACTTGAGTGGTATTGTCCATTTTTTATGGTCTGAGTTAGGAAGTACATAAGTAAACAAAGTTCCATCTTTTGTTCTTATATCGTTTCTGTTGAAAGTAGTTTCAAATTTATATCCGTATCCTGCACTATCTAAAATTATGTAACCAGAATTAGGTATGCCTAAAAGAATATTGCCCATTATCTAGTCTCCTGAAACTCAAGTGTAACTGTTGAGCCTGAAGTGCCAAGCTCGTTTAATGCAGGTAAAACTTTTTCTTGTACTAAGTCTACCCAGTATGATTGTGGTCTATCTAGTAGAGCTGCGTCAAGATTAGCATTTGGAAAAATACTCAAGTTTTGTATAACCATTGGTTGTCCACCACCACCAAAACCCATTTGTTCGGCTTTACTTAATGGTACTATTGCTTCAGGTTCGCCACCTTCTCCTACCATTGCTAAGGTAGGTCTTCTTACAATACCACCTGCTGCTGCTGCTGGTACAGCATCACCACCATCACCAGAGCCAGTTCCAGTATCACTAAACATTTTGCCTATACTTCCACTAAGATTCAATATCTTACCTATTTTGCTTGGGTCTCCACCCATACCTGCTATTATTTTAATTGCTATCATAGCAAGGGCTACCTTTACAAGTTGCATTATCATTTGTTTTGCAAAATCTATAATCATTTTTTTAAATGCTTTACCAAAACTTTCACTACCAGTAAGTACGGAAGCAAACGCAGTTGCAGCACCATTTGAAAAAGCTCCAAAAGCAGCTTTACTTGCATCTTGGAAAGCAGCCATATTTCCTTCCCAGTTAAATAACCAAGCGTTAGCTTGGCTCTCAGCTTGTTTTGTTGCATTACTTATACCTGTAGCAGTTATTTCTGCTTGAATAACTGTAGCTGCTGTTATTTTTTCTTGTGTATCAAGCAACATAGCACCTTGCTCGTCCATAAGTTTTCTATTGTTTTCTGTTATTGCTGTTAAAGCTTTTCCACTTTGAGTTTCTAAGAAAGCATATCCAATTATTGCAGCGTTTTTTTGTTCTTCAAACCTTTTTGGGTCAAATATTAAGCCCAAATCGTTAGCTTGAGTTGCTTTTGCTAAAGCTGCTTGGGACTTTTGGAACTCTTCAAATTTAAGCTTACCTGTGTCAATAGCTTCTTCAATATCTGCAAAAGGTATACTTACTTGACTTGCTACATCTGCAAGTTCTTTCATTCTTTCTTTAGCTACTTGTATAGGTACATCCAAGAGTCCAAGTTTTGAAGATAAATTTGTAAGAAGCATAGTCATCAAAGGTAAACCATCTATAGCTTTATTATTTGCTAAAGAAAGCTCAGTCATTTTACTAGCTAAACTTTCCATTTGTTCTTTTGTTTGAGCAGCAGATAAACCTAGTTGAGTTGCCAAAGATTCCAAGTCTCTCAATTCTTGTGCTAATCTTGCTGCTGACATATCAACGCCACCAAGTGCAACTGATAAGTCATCAAAAATACTTTTGAAATCTAACTGAAGAAGCCTTATAAAAGTTCGATAAAGAACATCTGCTGTATTTACAACCAACATTATTACATTACCAACAGCTTCTAAAGATTTAGCTATTGCACTAAATGAAGCTGATACAATATCTTTTAAAATTTCTGTATCCATAAATGCTTGAGTAAATATTATTAATTCTGTTTTAATTAAGTTCATTCCTTGTGCTAAAGTTACAGATGTTTTTTTAAATTGTTTATCAATATTTGATGTTTCTTTTAAAAGAGCATTTAAAATTAATGTTGGTTTTAAGAATCCTTCTGATGCTAATTTTTTAAGTTCTTCTCTACTTCTTCCAGTTTCTTTTGCAAGAATATCTAAGATAGGTGGTAGTGTTTCAGATATTGCCCTAAATTCATCACCAGCTAACTTACCAGACTGAAAACCTTGAGACAACTGCAAGAGAACTGACCTAGCTTCGTGAGCTTGAACACCTTGTATTGTCATTAACTTGTTTACATTTTCAGTAACAATAGCAACTTGCTCTTGTGATGCACCTAGTCTACTTGATGCAAAAGTTAATCTTTGGAACATTGTTATTGTTCCGTCTAAATCTGACCTTGTACTACGAGCAACTTCGCCCATCATTTTAAAGTTACGAGTTAATTGTTCTGCATCTTTTGATACAACTCTTAATTTGTTAGATAATGATTGTGCTTGGTTAACAAGTTGGGTTATTTCAGAAATAACTTTAAATCCAACTATTGCAGAAATAGCTCCTGACAGTCCACGCATTACACCACGAACTTTGCCAAAAACATTACCAAGCATACCAACTCGTTTACCAAAGCCAGTTATAGTCTGTCCAGCTTTATTGACTTGCTTTGGGAATCGAATCCCCATAGCATTACCAAATTTGTCTACTGCTGCTGTACTGTTTTTAGATGCTTGATTTATATTATTAAAAAAAGAACCAGCGTTGCCTAACTTTTCAAAGCCTTTTGTTGCGACTTCAATAATTGTTTTAAACTTAGTAGTTGCCATTAACGCCTTCCTCTTTCGTTAGCTCTATTTTGAGCTCTAATCCTTTTCGTAATTATACCATAGAGAGTATTGATTTCATCTGCTGAAAGCTCAGAGACTTGTTGTTTGCTCCAACCATACTCTTTTGCAAAGAAGTCTACTATTTTTAAATGTTCTACTTCTACTCTTGAGAGTCTACCCCCAAAAAATAGGTCACAATTTCGTTCATGGAAGTCATCTCAGACATACTTAGTCCTTTCAACCAATCAACTGTTACACCTTCATTTTGTGGGATAGTTTCTATTATGACAGTTAAAACTTTTAAAACTGTACCGATAGGTTTATTTTGCCCGTCTACACTAAGACTTGTGTGTTCTTCAAGACCAGCAAGTTGACCTAGCGTTGCAGGTTTAACTTGAATTTCTTTGTCGCTTAAAGGAAAGGTTTTCATAGAAACTCCTTAATTTGGATTTAGTACGCTGACAATGTATTTTGTAATGTAATCCTCGCAGCGTATGAGGATGTTGTATCGTATTGTGCTTTACCTTCGTAAGAAGCTGTTATTCTTCCAGCTCCAGCTATTGGATACTCATAAGTTGTATATCTAACATCAGGCATATCAAAAACAAGTTTGTTATTTTGTCCTGCACCACCAAGTTGTACGCCTGTTATTGAAAACTTAAATGGTTGTAAACTACCATCTCTAAATTTTGCTTCTTGTGCTTGATTTTGAAAACCCATGTCTCCTGCTACTGTTATGCTTCTAAAGTCACTTCTTAAAAGTCCACCTTCATTAAGAGAAGCGTTTAATCTAGGGATACCTTCAATTGGATTTTCAATTGTTATTGTTGCTGTTTCAAGGTCACCATTTGCTGCACCAGCAATTTGCACAGATGTTTGTACCCAGTTGAATGGTTCAGCAGCAATATATGATGGTGTTTGTTTTGCAACTTTAGAATATGCTCTACCATGAACAGATGCAGTACATTTAATTATTGCTCCAGCAGTAATCTCAAAAGCTAATGTATGTATTTGTGCGTCAACTACTTGGTAAGCACTACCTACGTTTTTAAATATTTCAATTGTATAAGGTGGTAATGAACAGTTTTCACCAAACTCTGTTTGTGCTGGTAGAAACTCATGTACATAACTAGAAGTTGTTAAAGTAGATGTTGGAACACCAACACAACCTCTTAAAAAATGTCCTGTGTAAATTGGATGTGGTTCAAATACAATATCTCCAGTAACATTATTGATGCCTTCTATATCATTTGGAGCATCATAAAGATTTCTCATGTTTTCTATTTGTAAATAGTTTTTATTTTCTATTAAATTT